GTTGTATCAAATTAGAATAGGCGAGGATGTTAGCGGTATTACTACAACCAATGTGGCATCTGGCAACGTGCGCGCCTATAACTGGTCGCCGCCTGCATTTAAGCGCAAAACATTTGATAGCAACACAAAATTAAATAAGTTTTATACCAACCGCCCAACGGGGGCAAAGATAGCAACGGGGCAAAAGTTGCTGATACCATTCAAAACCGATGCAACGCTCACCCTTAAAGTAGATACCTATAATCAAAGTAATGCACTCATAGCAACCACCACAGATGGCAGCACCTTTGCCAATGGCGGTTATGTGCAGTTAGATATTGGAACGGCTGCAATTAACGCAAGGTTAGGAACCATCATTACCGATGCGGTTAAGTATTACGATGTGTATTTTAACACCTTTGAAAAGTTCAGAGTTGTCCTATCGTGCAACCCGAAATACACGCCTGCAAACCTTTACTTTTTAAATAGGTGGGGTATGTATGACACAGCCACGTTTGACCTATTAAGCCGCCTAACATCCGAAATAGAACGCAAAGCATTTACACAGCGCGACTTCAGATTAACTGACACGGGCGTGACTTATTACGATGCGAATAATGTGTATAATGAAACAAAGACCAACTACGAAAACAGGGAGGTGTTGTCTTTGCGCTTGACAATGGACGCGCCAACGGATGCAGAATGGCAATGGCTTAGTGAGTTAATTACTTCGCCTCAGATTTACATGGAGCAGGACGGATATTATTATCCTGTAACATTAAAGAATAACACTTACGAATATAGCAAGTACATCAACAATAGGCTGCGACCATTTGAAGTGGACATCGACATAAACCAAACACGCCAAAGGCAACTAAGATGATAGAAATAAAGGTTAATACATACGAATCAAGGCTATACGTTACAAACGAAGGAAAACTTTGTAAAACGGTTAAAATTAATTTTAATGGTAAACCTCAATCAGATTTACGCTTTGAGGTATTAGGCATAAAGCATGACGGGGAATACATAGTTAATAGAATTGTATGATAGAGTGGGGATTGATAGTAGATGAATGCGGCAAACTTTTAGTGGTTGTTAGTGAGGGCGGTAAGCTGCAATGTTTTGAAATATTTGGAATGAATGAACAAGGTAATTGGTTAGTAATATGACAAGAATATTTATAGAGAATAACGAACTGGATTTAACGCAGGCACTAAGCAGGCAGATAACCTATGCGGTTGATGACTTGCAGAATTTAGACAGCAAATCGACATCATTCAGCAAAACGATTGTAATACCTGGCACAGCACGCAATAACGCTTTGTTGGGTAATATATTCGAGTTTAATAACAGCAATTTCACCTCAGACACCGCACCAAATATCGCCTACAATTTTAACGCCTCAAAGTCGGCGGCTTGTCGTATTGAGGTAAACGGTTTACAGATTGTGAAAGGTATATTTAGGCTTACTGAAATTCTTTACGATGGCGATAATGTAGAATATGAAACCGCTGTATTTGGTGAGTTGGGCGGCTTCATTGCAAAGTTGGGCAATAGTCGGCTTGAAGATTTAAACTTTAGCGAATATAATCACGATTACACTATCGCCAATATCGTGGCATCGTGGAACAATGCACAGGCTGGCAGCGGTTATGTTTACCCGCATATTGATTATGGAACGTACAGCACCGGTAAAAAGAACTGGAAGTATGGAACATTCAGACCAGCGTTATTCGTTAAGGAATATTTAGAAAAGATTGTAACCAATTCGGGTTATACTTTAGAGTTTCCTTTAAAGGAAACAACACGGTTTAAGTCTTTGATTGTTCCGCATAACCAAAAGCAGTTGCTACGTTCAACGACTAACTTCGTGAATGCAACGAGTGCTGCTACAAACGTACTGTTTGGGGATGGTATAGACCCAGCCGTTGATAAGTCACCTATTCCCGTAACGGGAACCGTAACCGCTAACTTTTTGGACTTTGGCAGTAGTGGTGAATTCCAATACATTGGCGCGACTTCTACAAGCGTACGCATACGCATGACAATATCGGGAACAACAACTTCAGACACAGCACAAACATTTTTTGTTGGTATTAAAAGCGGCAGCATTACCGATACCTATGACAGCGCACAATATTTGTCGTTTCAAACAATATTAAACAGCGGTAGCGGTTCGGCTGAGGAATTTAGTTTTGACTTTGATTTTACAACAACATTAAATACTAACGATATTATCAGGCTTTACGCTTGTACGGATGCGCCTGTTAGCAGTTCACAAGTATTTAACTTAAACAGCACAGTTAGCTATTTTAATATTTCAGCAACAGCCGCAACGCTTGTACCCGCTGTGTTAGGTGATGCGTTAACCATTAATGATATTATACCAAAAAACATATTCCAGCGCGACTTTTTTACCAGCATTTTAAAACTGTTTAACCTTTATGTAACAGAGGATAAGTTCATCGAGAAAAAACTAATCATTAAACCTTACACTGATTTTTATACCGGTGGTATTGAGGATTGGAGCGCAAAGATGGACAGGGCAAAGCAGATAAGCATTAAGCCAATGAGCGAAGTAAACGCGCGTTATTACAACTTTAAATTTAAAGACGATAGCGACTTTTACAACGAGCAATACCGGAAGCGTTATAACGAGGGGTATGGTGACAGGGTATTTGATAACGGTTTGGAATTTGCAAAAGATACGGAGGCTGTCGATGTAATATTTAGCAGCACCGTGTTAGTGGGTTATGGTGGTGAGGATAAAGTTTATAGCACCATATTCAAACAGTCAAACGGCAACGAGGAGAATATTGATAGCGTAATTAGAATACTGCAATGCAAAAAAATTGATGCAGTTGCTACATGGCACATTCAAAGCACAGGAGGTGGTAATATTCATAATGAAACTAATTACTGCTATGCTGGACACTTTGACGATCCCGATGTACCAACAAACGACATCAACTTTGGCGCGCCGTTGGAACTATTCTTTGTGTTGGTTAGTGGTGGCATTAATGTAAATCAATTCAATCTTTATTATAGCAGCTACATGGCCGAGATTACGGATAAAGACAGCCGATTATTAACGGCGTATTTCAAATTAAACGAGCAGGACATATTCAACCTTGACTTTGCAACATTCAAATATATTGACGGCGGTTTATACCGATTGTCAAAGGTTATGGATTACGACGCAGGGGCAAACGATTTGACTAAATGTGAACTTTTACGAGTAATAAATACAACATACTGATGAATTTACTTAAATGGAATCCGACCAAATATGAGTGGGAGCAATTCGCGGAAGGGGATAAAATAACAGCAAGTTTAGTAGATCCTACTTTTACGCAGGATGTAACAATTACAACACCCGAAAGCGGGTTAATATTAACGTCACCCGATAGCACACAATACAGGGTAAGCGTAAACAATGACGGCACTTTATTAATTTCAAATATTTCAGTATAATGGCAGAAACCTCAACAATAGCAGTAGAAGTAAAAGTAGATAGTAAGAACGCGGAGAAATCGGTAGGCTCAATTAAAAGCCGGTTAAAGGAAGCGCGCACCGAGTTAACCAATGCCATCGAAAACTTTGGAGAGTTCAGCCAAGAGGCTGCAACGGCCGCAAAGAACGTAGAAGGGTTGAAGGGTACGATTGACGATGCAAGTCGATTAGTAGCGGCCTTTGACGGTGACAAAAAGTTCGCCGCGTTTGGTAGTTCAGTTAGCGCGGTTGCCAGTGGTTTTAGTGCGGCACAGGGTGCTATTGCTTTATTCGGTACTGAAAGCAAAGAAGTAGAGCAGGCATTGCTAAAAGTAAACGGGGCAATGGCATTAAGTCAAGGCATCAACGGAGTGTTGGAAGGTGTTAAATCATTTAGGGACTTAGGAAATGTAATTAAGTCAACTACCGTTTTTCAAAAAGCATCCGCGGCGGCTACAGCCATAGCAGCCACAGTACAAAAGCTATTTACAAAGTCAGTTGATGAAAGCAGCAAAGGATTTAAAGGTTTACGCGGTGCCATCATTGCAACGGGAATCGGTGCGTTGGTTGTTGCAGTTGGTTTGTTAGTTGAAAACTTTGACAGCGTTAAAAAGGTAATTGAAAAACTATTAGGGCCGTTGAAAGGTGTTACTGATTTTTTTGGCAAACTAATTACCGGCTTTACTGACTTTATTGGTTTAACGAGCGAAGCGGATAGAACAACGGAAAAGCTAACAAAGGCAACGGCAAAAAATAACGAGGCATTAAACAATCAGATTGAAATAATGCAGGCACAGGGTGCCACCTCAAAAGAAATACGCGCCGTTAAAAACAAAATGTATGAGGATGAATTAAACAACATCCGCGCTGTGTTGGCAGCACAAGGCAAACTAAGTGAGGAGGAGGCCGCGCGTTTTAGGGAATTGAAACAACAACAGGCGGTTTTGGCAGCGGAAGCTGGTAAGGAGGATAAAGACGCAGCGGCGGCGGATGCAAAACAGAAAGCAGAAGAGGCAAAACGTGCAGCCGATGCAGCGCGCCAACGTGCAGAAGCAGCAGCGGCGGAACGTAAAAGGTTAAAAGCCATAAAGGATGCCGAAGATAAAAAGAACCTTGAAGATTTAGCAAAGTTTCAAAAAGATTTAAAAGCATCAATAGAAAAAGATAGGGCCGAAACATTAGAAGCGGATGTTGCTTTTTTTGAAGGAGAAAATGAAAAAGAAAAAGCAAATGATGAAGCAGCTGTACAACGTGAAAAAGATAGAGTACAAGCCGTTTTAAATTTAAAAGATGAGGAGTTAGCTGCAAACAAATTAACAGCGGATGAACAAAAAGCACTTGATGACAATGTATTTGCAAACAAACAGCGTAACCTTGCAGCAACAACAGGACTGCTTCGTTCCGTTAGTGATTTGATTGGCAAAGAAACCGCAGCCGGTAAAGCCTTGGCAGTTGCATCTTCATTAATTGATACCTATGCAGCCATTACATCAACAATAAGAGCAGCCGCAAAAACACCGGCTGGAGGGATTCCTGGTTATGCTATTGCCCAAGGTATTGCGGTTGGTATTGCAGGATTGGTAGCGGTTAAAAATATTCTCAAAGTAAAGGTTCCAAATACGGCGGGCGGCGGTGGTAGTGCTGGAGTATCAGTACCAACTACAATAACAGCACCTGTAGCACCACAAGCTGAAAGCACACGACTTGACCAAGGGCAAATAAACCAGATAGGTAATGCAGCCGGAAGAGCGTTTGTCGTTGAATCGGATATTACGGGCAACCAAGAAAAGATTAAGAGATTAAATCGTCAGGCCAGAATTAATTAAAAAACCCGCCAACGTGGAAACGTAGCGGGGTTCGATTGCTTTACTAAAAATTAAACTTAAAACCAAAAAGCCAAATTAACACATTTAAACCAAACCACAAAAAAATATACTATACATTATGGATATTCCAGTTTACGAGTTACGGATAAGAGATGAAGATAGCGAAGTAGATTACATCGCTTTGGTAGATTTACCCGCAATCGAAAAAGACTTTATTGCTTTTAATCAGCACCAAGCCTACAAGATTGAGAGCGAAGATAGGCGTATAATTAGCGGCCCTTTAATGTTAGCCGACAAATTGATATTCCGCACTAATGATGAAATGGGAAACCATTACGTTAAATTCTCAAAAGATACCATTCAAAAGATAGCGATTAAATACGCAAAGCGTGGGTATCAAAAGAACGTAAACGTAATGCACGATGAGCAGTTAAAACTTGAAGGGGTTGTATTGTTTGAATCATTTATTACCGACAAAGAGCGTGGCATCTTACCAATGAAAGGTTATGAGGATGCAGCCGATGGCAGTTGGTTCGGTTCGATGTATGTTGAGAATGACGAAGCATGGCAGGCCGTAAAAGAAAACAAACTAAAAGGTTTTAGCGTAGAAGGTTTTTTTGATTACGATAAGCCAAAAGAAAGCGCCGAACAAAAGCTAAAAAAAATAATTGAGTTGCTATTTACACCAATCACCGAATAAATATACAATACATTATGAACGCAAAAGAAATATTACAAAAGTTGAAATTGGCGTTAATGGACGAGCCAGCACCATCGGGCGAAGTTAAGACCGAAATGATCAGTGCATACCTACAAGACGGCACCGAGGTTACCGTTGATAAGTTGGAAGTAGGTGGAATGGTTATGATAGGATTAGAACCAGCACCGGCCGGAGAACACATCCTTGCTGATGGTACAAAGATTGTACTTGTTGACAATGGTATAATTGAAAGCATCACACCGCCTGCTGAAGCACCAGAAGCACCGGAAACAACTATCGAAATCGAATCACGTTTTGCAAAAATTGAACAAAGCACAAACGAAAGATTCAGCTCATACGAATCAAAGTTTGCAGCATACGAAGGCAAATTTGCAGAATACGAGGCAAAGCTAAACAAAGCAAACACAGTGATAGAGGGGTTATTAGGTTTGACGCAACTTTTAGTTGAACAACCAACATCAACACCGGATGCAGCAGCCAGCAATGGCGCGGCAAAATTCACAAAGCAAGATCCAAAAGAAGTTTTAGAAAACGTAACAAAAGTATTTTTTACCAAAAAAGCAAAATAAAATGGCATTATCATTAAGTACATTAACAGCATACACAAGGGAGCAAATCGAACCCCTCTTGATGTCAGCAGTTTTCGGAGCAAAGACTCAGCAAATGATCCTACAGGATGGTATTGTTTTGCGTGAGGTTAAAAGTTCAGCGAAAATTCCTTTGTTCGATACCGATGCAGTTTTTCAAACTCAATCATGTGCTTTTGATGCATCTGGTACAACCAGCATCACTCAGCGTGAGGTAGTAGTAGGAAAAATTAAAATTAACGAAAACCTTTGTATCAATGACCTCGAAGCGTTTTTTACGCAGCAGGCTTTGAGAGCAGGTAGCACATACGAAGATTTTACAAACGCACAATTCCAAGCGGCTTATCTTGAGCGCAAAAACGCAAAGATTGCAGCACAAAATGAAACTGCATTATGGCAGGGCGATACCGGAAGCGTTAACGCGAACCTTAACAAGTTCAACGGTTTGATTAAGCAAATAGCAGCAGGTTCTCCAGTAAGCGCAAACACAGGCGCATTGTCTGGCACTCCGGCCATCACTTCTGCAAACGTAATCAGCATTATCCAAAACGTAAAGAACAAGATTCCAGCGGCTTTAAAAGGCATGACTGATGTGGTTGTTTTTGTTGGGTATGATGTTTACGACTTGTATGTTGACGCTGGTGTTGCGGCTAATTTGTTCCACTACAACTACAATGATAACAGCAACTACGGTGGTTTGAAAATCCCTGGTACTGGCATACAGTTGGAAGCGGTACACGGTTTGAATGGCACCGGTGATGTTTTCGCAATGAGAATGAGCAACGTGGTTATGGGTGTGGACATCGAAAACGAAGAGAACGATTACAAAATGTGGTACAGCGACGATCAACAAATTGTAAAATATGTTGCAAAATGGAAGTTGGGTGTTAACGTAGCATTCACCAACGAAGTAGTACAATTCTTAGGTACAATATCCTAAGTAAATTTATAAACTAAAAAGGCGGTATAATAGCCGCCTTTTTTAAAATTTTATTTTATGCCTTGTGTTTTAAATTCAGGATACGTTATTGATTGTAGAGACAGCGTGGGCGGTGTAGAGGTTATTTACGTAATCGAAAACAGTGCGTTGTATGATGCTTCTGGAAACAGTCGCGTTGTAGATGCAAGCGGCACGGTTACAGGTATGACAAAAGCAACCGGCAAAAGATTTTGGAAAATTGAGGTTCCACGTGCAACCGCAAACACTGGTAACAGCGGCACGGGTTCACAAGAAAATGGAACTTTCTTTTACACGCATCAGGTAGTTTTGCCTTTAAACAAAAGGGATGCAAATACTCGCAACCTTGTAACTACTTTGGCCAAAAACAGATTGACATTTGTTACCAAAGAAATGGATGGCACCTACAGAATGTTTGGTAAGGAGTTTGGCTTGTTGCTTGACACCTCAGAGGGTGGAAGCGGAACAGCGGCGGGCGATCGTAATGGTTACCTGTTAACCTTTACAAGCGTTGAGCGTGAAGATTTCTTAGTAGTATCGGCAGCAGTTGCAGCGGCACTTGAAACCCCAGGAACTTAAAAGCATTTACAAAGTAAATAAAAATGAACCCCGACCGATGAAAAGTCGGGGTTTTTAAATTATGCTAACTTTACAAAAAGGACAGACGCAGCAAATCATTTACACCGCCACGGAATTAGCGGTGCTAACAAATCCTTATTTTCTTTTTGTATGTACCAACAATGTTACGGAAAATATAGTTAAATTTGTAGCAACCAATACCAGCACAACGGCACGTTTTGACATTTCAACAATTACGGTAAATACATACTTTGCCAATGAGGATGCTGGTTTGTGGAGTTACCAAATATTCGAACAGGCTTCATCATCAAACACAGACCAAACAGGTTTAAACATGGTTGAGGAAGGCTATCTAAAATTAAATGATGTAGCCGATGCAGCAGATGCGGTTTACGATGGCCAAGACAATACTTTTAAAACTTTCTCATGAGCAAGTATAAATTTATAGAATTAAAGTTCGACCAAGCGCAACAGCCTAAGTTTACCGAAAACAAGGCAAAAGGTTTTGTTGAGTTTGGTTTGCTCAATAACTATCCCGAATACATTTTAAGCCTATTTAACGAATCCCCAAAGCACGGGGCAATAGTACGCGGCAAAGCCGGCTACATATTAGGCAAAGGCTTTGCAGACGATGCAGGCGATGTAAAGGCAAATGAGCAGGGAGAAACGTGGAACGAGATAGCAGAAAAGGCAATACTTGACGATGAAATCCATGCGGGTTATTATTTGCAAGTGGTTTACAATAAGTTGGGCAAAGTTGCCAGCACTTTTCACATCCCTTTCAAGAATTGCAGAATGAGCATTTGCGGTGCAAAGGTGTATGTAAAAAAGAATTGGAACGACAACAAAGAAAAGCCGCGCGAATATCCGGTTTTTGATCCCGCAAAGCCAACGGAAACACAAATCTTCGTTTACAAACAATACAACCCACAAGCGGAATATTATCCTATTCCCGTGTATCAACAAGCGTTGAACTACATCGAAAGTGATGTGCAGATAGGCCGCCACATTTTAGGCAATGCAAACCAGGGGTTTGTCGGTAGCACGTTGGTAAATTTAAACAACGGCAACCCACCCGATGAAGATGCAAAGGAGGAGATTGAAAAGGCTGTTTTAAAGAAGTTTACCGGTGCCGATGGCAGGCGTGTTGTAATCATGTTCAATAACAGCAAAGAAAATAGTGCTGACATTGTACCACTCGGCCAGTCGATTTTAACAAAAGAAGATTTTACAAACATCAATAATTTAGTTCAACAAGAAATATTTGCAGGCCATCAAATTACATCCCCATCTTTATTCGGAATAAAAACTGAGGGGCAATTAGGCAGCCGCGGCGAGATAAGAGATGCCTACGAAATATTCAACAACACATATGCGGCCAAAAGGCAAATGGTTCACGATAGCAACTTTACATGGTTAAAGTCTTACACATCGCAGCCGGTTGTTATGAAGTTAGTACCCGTTGAGCCGTTAGGGTTTGAATTTAGCGAGGCCATTGTTTCACAGAATTTGAGCAAAGATGAGATTCGTGAATTGATGGGTAGGGAATCAGCGGAGGAAACTACCAAAACAGCGGCGCAAATAATAAACGAAAATATTAACGCACTTTCTCCAGCGGTAGCGGCTAAGGTACTTGAAGCAATGAGTGCCGATGAAATTAGAAGTTTAGCGGGGTTAGTTCCAGCGGGCGGCGTTGTTGGTACTATGCCAGCACCGGTCGAAGCTGAAGCACAATTAAATAGCAACCTCGTTAATTTAAGCGGCCGCCAACAGCAACAACTTATGCGGATTGTACGTTTGTTCTCACAAGGCAAATTAACAAAACAACAGGCTGCAATTCAGTTACAAGCGTTTGGCTTTACGGACGATCAAATTAATCAATATTTAGGCTTAGACGATGATCCAACAACAGACGATTTAAAATTCAGTTCGCAAACAGAGGATGAGGTTTTGTTGGCAGAATTTGCGGCGTGTGGTTGTGATGTAAACGATTATGAGGTTGTGCATAGTGAGCCGGCAACGGAGGCAATGTACTTTGCCGAACAAGTTGATTTAACGCAATTACAGGCCAATGTGATGGACTTAATAAGTAAAGACAAACGTATTACCCCCGATGTTTTAGCCGATGTATTAGGCGTTGAATTGCGCAGTGTGAACGCTGTATTAAAAGCCATCGAGAAAGCGGGATTAATATCCGTTTCAACACAGCAAGAAGGCGCGGACACAATTATCGAAAGAAAACTTGTACAACCATTATCAAAGATTACAGACCAGAAACCATCGGTAACACAGGTGTTAGTTCGCTATTCATACGAAGGGCCACAAGATGACAGAAACCGCCCGTTTTGTGCGCGACTTTTGGAACTCAATAAAATATACAGCCGCGTTGATATTGAAACAATAAGCAAGCGTTTAGGATATTCCGTATGGGATAGGCGCGGCGGTTGGTTTACATTACCAAACGGACAGCACAGACCATTTTGCAGACACACTTGGAAAGCTAACATTGTAATAAGAAAGAAATGAGCAACAACGTATTATTCGTAACGGAGAAAACATTAAAGGCGCGGCTCCCTATGTCGGCTGCAATAGATTTTACAGCCGTTAAACCGTTCATAAAGTTAGCACAAGACCAACAAGTGCAGCCTATTTTGGGCAGCGGTTTATATTTGCGTTTGCAGGAAGGAATCGTTGCCAACAACTTGAACACCGATGAAGTAGATTTATTAAACGATTACGTTACTGACACGATTATCTGGTTCACAATGGCAATGCTACCAATAGGCATGGGTTACCAATTATTTAGCAAAGGTTTCCTGCAAAAGACAGCCGAGGAAAGTAATTCCCCAAACCGTGCAGACTTAGAACTATTGGAGGAACGCTACAAAAAGCATGGCGAATATTACGCCACGCGAATGATTAAGTACCTACAAGAAAACTACCAAAAGCATTATACCTATTTAAACCCTGGCAGTGGTGTTGATGTAATATTTCCGGTAACACGCGCTTACACTTCGCCTATATTTTTGGGGCGTTATTTCAAACCCGAAGATGGCAACCAATACGGCAACGGTGGCGGCGATGCAAACCCATTACCAATATACTACACAGCCGCGGAGGGTATAAGTACCTTTACAATTACGCAATTAATCGGGCGCGTGGTGTTAGCTGCAACCCGTTCGGGGTTGGGCAAAGTGGTTACTACTTCGCCAACATCAAACCCCGATTACATTCAGATTGTTAGCGGTGTTGTTACATTGCCCACCGGCGATGTGGTTGGTGTAGGTGGCGAAAACTTTATATTCTTATACAGATAATATGCAAAGACGATCCTACAAAAAGGAATACATGGAGGCCGTTAAAAAGAAAACAAATGACGTACAACGAAGTAAAGAAAACAATCGGGGATGTGTTACAATCACATCGAATGCTGCAGACGGTAAAGATGGTAAGACCGCAGGAGTGGCTAAACCGTACAAGTGATGCACTGTTTCCAGCCGCGTTCTACTTCATTAACAACGGCACCATTAACAAAGGCCATGACAACGATTATAGTATTGTGTTTTGGTTCTTAGACAAAAGCGGTCAAGAGTACAAATTTGAATCCGATGTTGTTAGCGATATGTTAGGTGTTGCCACCGATATTATCAATCTGCTAAACGTAGGCAATAACCCGTACATTATAGATGAAAGCATAACCTACAATGTTACTACCGACCAATATGAGGACTACCTTGCAGGGGTTACATTTACACTTAATTTAAAAACATTCTCAACATTTACAGCATGCGACGCTCCCACTACTTAGTAATAATTTTATTACTTATTGCTCAAACATCATTTGGGCAAATCTATCAAAACATGGCTCAACCTGGTTATAAGTTTAGCCGGGCGCGTTTCGATTCAGTGTTAACTATTCCTATGGGTTTGGGCAACTTAAAGAATATTAGCGGTGGCCAAGATACGGGGCAAATAAGATTTAACAAAAGCGATTCATCGGTTTATGTTTGGAACGGTCGTGGATGGATAAAAGCGGGCGGCGGTGCGGATACTACAAAAATTCCACTTGCAGGAACGGCGGTAGGCAAACCAATAACAGGAGATTTGCAGTTTGATAATTCTGGAGGCGATAAAAGAATAAAAGGCAATGCAAGTTCATCTTATATTGAATTTACCGATGACGGCGGCATAAATATAAATAAAGATTCTGGTTCAAATGTCAATGTAAATGGCGTTGCATTTAATGGTCAAAACATTAGCGGTTCGGATGGTATTAGAGGCATCAAAAATTACTCTGCAAATTATAATAGTTTAAATTTTATCCAAAAAGTTTATTCAGATAGCATAACTAATTTGAAGTTAAATAAAACAGACACCGCTACAATGTTAGGACCTTACACACGGGTCACCGTTTCCTCATACGGCAAAAACGCCACAGCCGATAGCACAATACTTTTACTTAGCAACGGTACTCGCTACGCTGCAAAGGATAGTGTAGGGGGTGGGGGTGCTATGGCTATTGGTGGAACTATTACAAGTGCAACGGCTGGAAGTGCTTTATTTGCTGGAACAAGTGGAGTTTTAGCGCAAGACAATGCAAACTACTTTTGGGACAATACAAATAAAAGGCTGGGGATTGGAACGGCAACGCCCGCTCATAGGCTTGATGTAGTAGGAGGCGAAACAAGACTATTTCCAAGGGGTGCCGTAAACGGAAGTTTTATTTTTACAAATACCGATGTTTACAATAAATTAAATATGAATAATGCCTACAATATTATTCAACAAACTAATGCAACCGCTGGGGGTTGGTTAGATATTGCTTCTGCAGCAGATTTGTACATAGGAGCGGGAACGGGTAAAAACTTATACTTAGGTTACGATATTGAAAACGGACGCTCAAGTAATGTAACAATAGGAGCAACAACGGCGGCGGCGGCTTCGGCTATTTTAGATGTAAGAAGCACCACAAAAGGCTTACTTATCCCACGAATGACAACAACACAACGTGATGCCATAGCTACCCCAGCAACGGGGTTGCAGGTTTACAATACCACAACAAATACCAATGATGTTTATAATGGAACAGCTTGGGTTTCTTTAGCAAGTGGTAATATTTATACCGCTGATGGAAGTCTAAGTTCTGCAAGAACATTGACTTTAAATTCACAACCTTTAACTTTTGCAGGCACAACATCGAGCAGGTTTTTTGCAAATGGAAACGTAGGTATTGGAACAACAACAGATGGAGGTTTTAAGTTTAATGTAAATGGAACGGCAAGAGTGCAGGGGTTATTAACTTTACAAAATGCATACACAATAGGTAATTCATTTAATACCGAGAGAATAGGTGTTACATCTTCAAATTCTTCTAATTCATTTATTGATTTATACCCAAGTTCTGTTACAGGCGGTTCAGATGTTGGTTTTACAGTATGGTCAAAAGGTAGTACATCTAATATAACAAATTATGAGATATTAGAATTTAGATACGACAATACAAATCGTAGATATTCTATGAACTCAATAGCTGGGGGAAGTGGAAGTGTTTTGCCCATTGCATTATACACGGGTGGAAATACAAACCAATTAAATTTATTTACATCTGGTAATGTAGGAATAGGAACTACAACAGACGTAGCAAGTTCAAAACTAACAATTACAAGCACCACCCAAGGCGTTCTTTTCCCACGCATGACAACAGCACAAAAGACAGCTATTGCAAGTCCAGCAGCAGGATTACAAGTATATGATTCAACATTAAATCAAATGTCGTACTACAACGGAACGACATGGGTAAACTTTTAAAATAATTCAAATGGCATACGTTCAACTATCAACCCCAGAAATCGAAATCGAAATACCATCGATTGAAATCGGTTCAACAGTAATCAGACGCAAAGCAAAGCTGTTTAGTTTAATCTACAACAAAGGCAGCAAAGAGGTTGCAATAGCGTGGACTGTTCAGCACTACGCTGCAACAACCGCGGATGGTTACGGGGATTACCTTTCCTTTATTCCAGATTGGAGCAAAACATCAGTTGCAGACAATAGCACTATGTGCGACATTACAAACGGCTTCCCGATTGGCATGATTGAGATAGGGCAGGATGAGGATGGCGACCCTATTTTCGATTACAATCCGGCAATTAATTACACGGGGCAGTACGATTTCTTTTGCCACTTAGCAGAAACGCAACCCGTAATGATTCACGAAATGATTATCCAATTCGGTAACAACGTAGTATCATGGGAAAAACGATAACCCTTTATAATCTTACAATGTTGGCAATGACAGCAAACGTGTATGTAGATACACCAAGCTATTATGAGCCAAGGATTAGGATATTAAAGGAGGATGTAAAGTTCTTACTAACTACGGGCGAATTACTGACCATTAAAGCAGGGTTTGAATGGGATGAAGTGAGTGTGCCGTACCTGCTGCAATGGGCGTTTCCTAAGTCTGGGAAGTACGCTTACAGCGCAATGGTTCACGATGCTTTGTATTACGCTTCGCACCACAGCCAAAAGTTTGCCGATGATGAGTTCAAAAAGTGGATGGATGCAACGGGTAGCATCAACGCAAATCAAAGCTGGTTAAGGTGGGCGTTTGTAAGAATGTTTGGCGGCATCTATTGGAATAAAAACGTACGCAAACCGAGTGAAAGATATTTGAAAAACCGCAAACTAATAACCATAGTATGAAAGCCGCCTTCATCATTCTTGCAGTTATTTTATCAAACCCATGCACAGCGCAAAAGTGGTACAGCATAACAAAGAATGATGTTGCAATTATAGGGTTGGGATTGGTAAGTGGTGCAGCCGATGGGGTTAACCAAAACCTTGCTCATTGGCGGTGGGGCGTTGGTAAAAAGTTTTGGGATGTGCAGACATCATGGAAAAACAAATATAAAGATTTTGACAATGGTAATACAGATGCAGCATTCTTTGGTAGTAAAACGGTTTTTGTAGCCTTCACAGACGGTTACCATTTAACACGAATGATAGATAGAAGTGCAATGTTGTTATCGGTAGGAATCAGTGCAGGGGAATTGAAACAATACGCAAAGAAAGACCGTTGGAAGATAGTCGCAAAAAAGGCGTTATTGTCGGGAATAAGCAACAGAATAGCGTTTAATATAATTTATAAATGAGAGTAGTTACAACGATATTTATTCTAATACTAACCTTAAACTGCATAGGGCAAACAAAGCCGTTTGTGGGGGTATCGTTTAGCTCAATAGGGTATTCGTTGCAAGGCGGTATTAAGAACGAAAATAAGGTTGTTACAATCGGTTACAGCGTACCATTAACCAGCGCACTCAATCCTACCTTAGTATTCGCCACCGGAGGGTATCAGTTCGACATCGGCAAAGAATATGCAGCAACGCCATCAATAGGGTTTTGCTTCAATACAATGCAACCAATCTGGACAGTCGAACTTTCAAAGGATATTCACAATGGCCGTTTATTTATAACGGCAAACTATTGCAGAGTATTCTTTGCCGGTGCAGGAATTAAAATATTTATAAATTAAAATAATTAGTTAGCGATGTTGTGTACATATTTGAGCGGCGATAAAGGCCCATTTTTAACGATAACAAGTTTCATTTTTGGGAACATATTCGTAAACATTCAGGTTAGCTTATCAATAGTTTCGTTCAGTATTGCCATCATTGTTGGCGTGCTTACCATCATTGAGAAAGTAACAGCATTAAGAAACAAAAAAAACAACAAATAATATGGAACAAACACTGCCTTACTTGTGGGATGCCTTCAACGCCAACATTGATTGGGTTATCGTTTTGCTGGTTATTGCCAGCGGTTACTTTCAAAGTGCATACCTTAACGACTTAAACATTGCCGATGCTTTGAAAACGCTTTTGGTATCATTTGTTGCAAGTGGTATTTACTTATTGTTAGCGGGTGATTTAACCGACAAAGCATCATTGGCAAAGTACTTTTTTAGCTACTTTATTGCTACCTCGTTGTATGAGATATTGCTAAAAGGATGGACAAAGAAATTAATTGGTGATCAAAAAAAGAAGTTGTAATGAACTGTTCGGAATTTCCGGACAGTTAAAATAATTAACTATGAAAAATAAAATATTTTATGCAATACTTGCCATTGCCTGTGTTGTGTGTTTGTTTAGCTGCAAAACATCGGAGCAGCTTTACAACAAAGCAAAAGTAAAAGACCTCACAAAGGTTGCTGAA